CGTGGCACCATTGGCACCATTCACGCTGTCGCACCTACCGACCGGCTACGCGTTGATCCGCGGCTACACCGAGACGGTCCTCGTGAAGGTCGGCAAGGCTCTCGTAACACTCGTGCCCGACGTCCTTGCACTCAACGACCGGAAACAGATCACAGCGCAGATGCCGGGGTTGGTCGTTGACTGGCTCTGGCACTGCCACCGCGATGGGTGGATGGAACCGCCCTCGCTGAACGGCGCAGTCGCGCCAAGGGAGAAGATCATGCCGAAGCAGAAGACGTTCAAGGCTGGCCCAGCGGCCCAGAAGATCGTGCGCCAGCTCGTGCAGAGTATGACGACGGAGAATCGCAAGGCCTTCCACGAGGGACTGCGCGTCGCGACCAAAGATCACATCGCCAACGCGCTGCTCGAGGCGTTCGACGCCGGCAAGGGCGGCTGTTTGTTTTCGCAGGATTGAGGGGATTCAGCGCCGGGCGTCTCCTCTCTCGGCGCTGAAAGGGACCGATCTCGGGCGCCTTGCCTCGCTCGGGGTCGGTCCCAACATGGAGGTGTGAAGCGTGGCTGATCGCTCGAACCCGCTTGTGCGCAAGGCCGTCATTCCCGCGCAGCGGCTTCGTAGCTGCGACGTGGGGTCGGATGTCAGCATCCCAAGTCCAGGAGGTGCACCGATGAAGAGTTGATCTGAGGAAATCAGGAGGGGACCAACCACCAGGGACGGGAGCCGGCTTCATGCTCGTGGGCCGGCTTCCGTGCCTGGGTTTTCGATCGGTAGATTCGGCGCTGGGATGCGCCTGGTGGGGTTGTTGATGGCGCGGTTCCGCAAGGTGGACGTTCGAACGTGGGGCGACGAGCGCTTTCAGCGGCTATCAAAGCCGGCTCCGAATGGGCAATCACTCTGGTGGTACCTGCTCACCAATCCGGACACGACGAGTTTGCCGGGCCTCTATCGCTCTGGTGCTGCGGGGATGGCGGAGTCTCTCGATTGGCCGCTCGAAGGCTTTCGGGAAGCCTTCGTCGAAGTGTCCCGCGAGGGTATGGCGAAAGCCGACTGGAAGGCGCGCGTCATCTGGGTTCCGAAGGCGATTCGATACAACGAGCCAGAGTCTCCCAATGTCATTCGCAGCTGGCGCACAGCATGGGACGAGATGCCTGAGTGCGACCTGAAACGCGAGGCGTATCAAGTACTTAAAGCCTACTGCGAAGCCAAGGGTGAAGGCTTCGCTAAAGCCTTCGACGAAACATGTGCGGCACCTTCGACAAAGACTAAGGCTAATCAGGAGCAGGAGCAGGAGCAGGAGCAGGAACAGGAGCAGGAAAAGAAACTCGCTTCGCTCGTTTGCTCACGCGCCGAAAGATCGAAACGCCCAAAGCGCGAACCTCCAACTGGATTCGCGGAATTCTACGCCGCCTATCCGCGGAAGAAGCAACGCCCCGATGCCGAACGCGCGTGGTCGAAGCTCGATCTCGACGATGACCTTCGGCTTGCGATCACCGCCGGGCTCGATCGCGCGAAGCGGTCGAGGGACTGGACCGAGAATGCCGGCAAGTTCATCCCGTACCCGGCAACGTTCCTGAACGGGCGCCAGTGGGAAGACGACTACGACGCCCCAACTCGAGCATCCCCACCCCAGCGCGCGCTCACCGCCGCCGGAACCACCATGCAGAACGTCCGCAACATGCTCGAGGAGGTCCGCGAAAATGAGCCCCGTTGAAGCGGCCGAATTGGTCGCGATGGTCGCTGCCACCTACCCCGTCCCGGGGTGGGAGCCCGAGACGATGAAGATCTGGCGCTCGATGATCGCGGACTTGGACGATGGCATCACGGCGCACGTGATCGACGACTGGATCAAGACGCACGATCAGCGACCGTCGATCGCAGCAATCCGCCGTGCCGTGGCGGACAAGCAGCTCGGCAACATCGCAGGCCAAAAGCTCTTCATGCCGCCCGACGAAGCATGGGAGTACGTGCACCGCTGCTTCGGGATTGTCGGGCAGTACCGGGACTTCCCCGACGAACACCCGCTCGTGAAAGAGGCCGTCGAGCGCATGGGCTGGATCGGCATGTGCAGGAGCGAAAACCTCGACGTGCTGCGTGGCCAGTTTCGAATGGCGTACACGGCACTGCTCGAGCGCAGCTTGGGCGAAGCCGCAGCAAGCCAAGGCGCCGCGTCGATGCCACAATCGCTCCTGCCAGAATCCGCCAATGTTGGCGAAGTTCGACGGCTGACGGTGGCGAAGTGAGTGAGCCGGCGTCGATGCGCGAGGGCCTTCGCTCGGCGCTGAAACGAATCGGTGGGCTGTGGCTCGAGCGGCAGGAGTCACGTTGCGACTGGTGTCGAAGCATCCTGACCAACGAAGACGTCGAGGCCTACGTCGACTTCTGCATGGAACTCGGGAAGCTGCTGCCAGGGACGCGGAAGCGCCTCCCTGAGCCAAAGGTGCCGTGCCTCGACTGCGCCGGTGGCGCGTTCACCGAACTGGTCGACGGCGTGCGATTCTCGCCGAACATCCGACCGTCGACGGACCCACCGGATCCGTGGTCGCGGCCGCTGTACCGAGGAGGCGTGGATAGTCGTCCCGCTCTGGCCACTGTCGGTGTGGGTACGCGATCTTGACGGTGGGGCTCGACCGCATTGAGTTCGTCGTGCCTGGAATCCCTGCTCCTCAGGGAAGCCATAGGGCATTCATGCCACGCGGTGCGCGATTCCCCGTGGTGACCGACGACAACCCGCGGACGAAGCCGTGGCGCGCGGTCGTTGCGGTGGTGGCCGGGCAGCACCGACCCGCGAAGCTACTCGATGGGCCATTGTCGCTCACGGCTCGATTCTTTCTGCCGCGACCGAAGTCCCTACCGAAGCGCATCGAGCATCCAGCGAAGAAACCCGATCTCTCGAAGCTCGTCCGGGCGATCGAAGATGCGCTCACCGGGATCATCTGGCGCGACGACGCACAGGTCGTGCACGAGAACGCGTCGAAGCACTACGGGGAGCCACGCTGCGAGATTCTAGTGATGGTTCTGCCACGGAAGGAGCCCGCCGTGTGATCGGTGAAAATGTTCGGCAGCTCACAGTGCCTGCGCAGCGGCTTCGTAGCTGCGACCGGAGAGTCCAACCGAAGCAATCACCCCCCCACGCGAGCAGCGGCGGCCCGTGCGCGCCGATCGCCCCCAGGTTGATACCAGTGCCAGGGTCCATGTCTTCAAAGCCCGCACAGCGGCCTCGTAGCTGCGACATGCTGATTCCCCTGTTTGGGTTGCGGGGCGATTCGCGGGGCCACCTCCACACGAGATCAGCCGCGCCCCGGTCCACTTGCCGGGCTGGATCGGTAGGAAGCGGCCTATGGCACGTTCCCAGGGGCTGCAGCTCGCGGCGCCGAGCGGGCCCACTTGATGACCCCGGCATATTTGCGGCTCCTCGAACTTGACCTGGCAACTTCCGGTAGCTACTTTTAGTAAATCTTTTTGGGGGTGGTGATGGCGAGGCCCAAGGACCAGAAACCGCTCGGGATCCAACGTCCCACTGCCTACATAGGGACTTGATTGGCGGCCCCCTTCCGGGCTAGACTCCGGGTTGTCAGGTACCGGACGTCTAGTTAGGCGCCTAGTGCTTCGGGAGGCCCCGGTATGAGTGTTAGTGGCACTCAGCCGGGGCTCTTCTATTTTTATAGATGTAGCTGCTCTTCCTTTGCCCCTCCAAGAGGATGGATGTGATCATGCAGGACACGACTAGGCGGGTACGGGCCACGGCCCCACGTGGAGCCGTAGTGTCTTCCGGGGACTTCCTCAAGGACGCTGGGAAAGTCTTACGACAGGTTACGCGGGTAAGCCACGTCGCCGTTACGGACGGCCACGGCAAGCTCGTCATGGTCGTGTCCGGCCAACGTCGCGACCTGGCCTAGCACCGTAGGTGAGCGCATCTCCCGAGGGAGCTGCCCTCGATCGGACGAAAGAGGTCGTTCGGCGGTTCCTAAGGGACTTCTCCGGCTGTGAGTTCGCCCGGAGCTTGGCGCAAAAGGCCAACTCGCCCTCAAACGGACTTGTGTGGACCGCGTTTGCCTCCCCCGCGCCCGAGGATCTAGTAACCCACCTCGACGCCTTCTTGCTGGCGGCGATTGCGGAAAACAAGGCGGCCGTGGCCGTCCCACGACCCGAACGCGCCGCTCTGCTTGGTGGTCAAGTTCTAGCGGCATGACCTGTTCACGATTAGTCTGGAGAATAGCGCCGCTACCAAGATGTTGGCGAGTGATGGCGGGCGGTACTGGGTTAAGAACTGGACGGGCGCTCCGCAGTAGACCCTTTCGGCATCCCGCCGCCCCGTCAAATTAGGACACTACCCACAGTGCCTGCGCAGCGGCTTCGTACTTCGCGTTGATCGGGTGTAGACTCGAAGCAGCAACAACGTTCTCATAGTGCCTGCGCAGCGGCTTCGTAGCTGCGACTCGAAGCCTGCGCAGGGGCTTTCGTTGCTGCGACAAGGGGGTTGTGGGTGTGGGTGAAATCAGAGAACCGGTTGAAATCTTCCTGAATCAACTGCACTACAGCGTCACGGAGGAAGAGCTGGCGACGGCTCTTTCTGACCTCGGGAAGATCTCTCGCGTGCATATCGGCAAGGACGAAGACGGCAAGTCGAGGGGGTTCGCCGTCGTGCGAATGTTGTCACTCGCCGACTTAGCGACGACGATCGAGTCGGCCTATGGGCGCGAGTTCTGCGGTATGCGAATCCACGTCGAGAGGGCGCGCCCGAGGCAGACCGAAGCGGACATGTGGGCGAGGCGGAGCGCGTGATTACTCGCGTTTCATGGATACTCACAGTGCCTGCGCAGCGGCTTCGTAGCTGCGACATGCAATGAATCCGCAGTGATGAAACCTGATGCCAGCTAGGCGCGGAGCCCCGAAAGGTCGCAAGGGACAGCTCCCGTGGCGACGCGATCGCGACGTTCTCGACCGCATGGAGCGCGTCGAGCGACTCCGCCTGGCGGGGGCGTCATGTCGCGCGATCAGCCAGTCGATCGGCGTAAACGAGAAGACGATCCGCATGGACGTAGCTCGCCTGGCCGAGCTGTGGGTCGAGCGCGTCGGGGACAGCCAGGAAGCGCATCGGGCAAGGGCCGCGGCCGTACTCGAGGAAGTCGCGCGCCGAGCATTTGAGGCTGCGGACTTCGACGAGAAATGCGAGCGATCGGTCCTGTTCGGCGAAGAGGTCGAGATCCGCGGCACGAAACGAACCGCCCGCCGTGACGACAACGACTCAGCCTCGTTCAAGGGTCAGAAGGTCGCCGCTCTGAACCTCGCCCGGCAGTCAACCATGGACTGGGCCAAGATCATGGGCGTGGTGGTCGACAAGGTGGCGCAGACCGACGGCGCCGGAAACGACCTGAGCCTCGCCGACCTCGCAGCTCGAGCACGGGAGGCTCGTGCGCAGCGCGAAGCAGCCACGTCCACTCACGGCTGACGAACTCGACTTCGTCAGTGAGACTGAAGCCAACCCTAATTTCTTCGGGCAGTACGTCCTCGGTCGGGACCGGTGGGAGGTCCAGAAGCAGATCGCGGATGACCTGACCGTCCCGCGAGCGCGCATCGCCGTCAAGGGTGCGAACGCCACCGGGAAGACGAACCTATCCGCAGACACCGTTCTATGGTGGACGATCCATGGCGGCATCACGATCACCACCGCCCCGACGTTCCGTCAGGTCACCAAGACGATGTGGCCCGCGATCCGCACGGCCCACACGAAAGCCCGATACCCGCTCGGTGGGAAGCTGCTCAACACCGAGCTGCAGATCGCGCCGGATATCTTCGCGCTCGGCATGTCGACCGACGCCGGCGTCAACGCCTTGGGCTTCCACGGCCGGATCTTGGTCGTGATCGACGAGGCCCCCGGCATCGGGACGGGGATCTTCGACGCCGTCCGTGGTATCCGCGCCGGCGGCGACGTCCGCATTCTGATGCTTGGCAATCCCGACGTCGAAGGCGGTCCGTACAGCGAGGCGTTCACCGCGGTCGGAAGCGGATACCGCTGCTACACCATCTCAGCCTTCGACACGCCGAACCTAACGACCCTGAAGAAGCGCCCGGAGGAGCCGTGGCAGGAGACGCTCAAGACGCTGCTCGAGCTGTCGCCCGACGCGCTCGAGGACAACGTGCGCCCCTACCTCGCCACCCGCCACTGGGTGAAGGAGATGCACGACGAATGTGGCGTCGACTCCCCGCTCTGGGAGTCGAGGGTGCTCGCGCAGTTCCCGAGCCAGAGCCAGTACGCGGCCTATCCCTTGGCGTGGCTCGAAGCTGCGAAGAAGCGGACGATCGAGGTCCCGGCCGATGCCGACTGGCAGGCTGGCATCGACGTGGCGGAGGCCGGCGAGGACGAGACCGTGCTCACCGTCCGTCACGGCCCGATGATCCAGCCGGGGTTCCCGATCTCATGGTCGAAGAACCCCGAGACGATCCAGGGCGAGATGATCGAGGCCCTCAAGCCGTTCAGGGGCAAGGACATCATCGTCGCGTATGACGCGATCGGGGTGGGCGCGTACTTCGCCACCCCACTGAAGCAAGCGGGCTTCCGGTGCGTGCCGATCAAGGTGTCAGAGTCACCGACCGACAAGGAGAACTTCCCCCTCTTGCGCGATGAGATGAGTTGGGCTCTCCGCGATCGGATGAAGCCCGACGCGGACGGGATGGCGCAGTTCGGCGGCCTCGTGGACGAGAAGGCGTTTCGCCAACTCGCCAACATTCGCTACGCGCCAGACAGCCAAGGCCGACGAAAGTTCGAGTCAAAGGAGTCCCTCAGAAGGCGCGGCGCGAAGTCTCCCGATCGGGCGGAATCGATCATGTTGGCATTCTCCGCTAGAGCGAGAGCCAACCTGCAGTCGCAGATCTTCGTCGGTCGTGTTCGTAGGTAGACCTTCGTTATGATACATTCTCCCCACGGTCAGCCGGCGGACAGTGCCTGCGCAGCGGCTTCGTAGCTGCGACTCGATCACGGCGACACCCGACACGATCACGTCGATACCCGAGAGGTGTCTCTCGATGAAAATAGCTGCGTCTCGACGTCCGCCGCTCAGAGGGCATCGCCATTCCACGGTTTCTTGACGCCGCTGCGGATCGGCTTCGAGGCCTGATCGGTTCGCGCGCGCCAATGCGCGTTGCTGAACCGACACAGCGTCGCTCGAACGATGCGCTTGCGGAGTGGGCACACTCCAGATCTACCAGGGGGCGCCGGCGGTCGATCTCGGTAAATCCATACAAGGAATCAATCCCCGTCTTTACCTGCACGTCGATCCTGGCGGATGCGATTGTGCAGATGCCGGTGCGGATCTACAGCGGCCGCGACCGGCGCACGGCGAAGGAAGTCACCAACGGCCCCGTGGTCAAGCTCTTCGAGCGACCGAACGAGGTGCAGGAGCAACCTGACTTCATCCGCACGGTGGTCCTACAGGCGGGGCTCGGCGGAACGACCAAGATCCAGAAGATCGGCGAGACCGCCAAGACTCGGCTGGCGGAGCAACTGATCCCCCTCGGCCCTGACGGCGCAACACCAGATCGTCCGAGCAACAACCTGTTCAAACTCGACGGGTGGTTCGTTGCGAACAACGGGCCGAAGCAGAAGCTGCAGCCGCATGAGATCGTACTCGTCAAGTACGCAGATGACCCCAACGACCCACTGATGGGCGTGTCCCCCGTTGGTGTTGCCCGTCGCTCGATCGAGATGGGAATCCTCGGGCTGGAACGGAACCGCTCCCTCCTAGAGAGAGACGGCCGCAAGGAGGGTGGGCTCTTCTACAGGGGGACCGGGACACTCGACGAGGACCAGGTCAACCAGGTCCAAGATCAGCTCGAGGAGAACTCCGGCCCCGATGGTGCCGGGTACGTCCCGATCTTCGGTGGCGACTTCGAGTATCGATCGTTCTCGATGTCAATGCGCGACCTCGAGTGGGCCGCGGCGATGAAGCTCGATCTCGAGGGTGCGTGTCGGATCTACCGGATCCCGCCGATTTTCGCGGGCATCTACGACAACGCCGGCTGGGCAGAGGCGGGGGTCAAGACACAGGAGAAGCTGCTCTACCGGAACGCAGCCCTACCCTTCGTCACCAGGATCGAGCAGGCCCTCACGCTTGGGGTCCTTCGGCCGTTCGACCCCAACTTGTCGGTCTGGTTCGACCGCGACGCCGTCGATGCCCTGCGCGACGACATCAACGCGAAGCTTGACACCGCAGCGAAGCTGCTAGAACTCGGGTGGACGCAGAACCAGGCGAACAAGTCACTGGAGCTTGGCCAAGAGGACACCGCGTGGGGCGGCGAGTCATTCGTCGATGGCGGGAAGACGACGCGGACGTCGATTGTCGAGCTTGCTTCCCTGCCGATGGATGAGCCCGACCCGGCAGTCGACGGCCCACCCGCTCCCGCAGTTGTGCCCGCGGATGGGACCGAACCTGATCCCGCAGTTGATCCAGTCGTCGACCAGCCGAAGCCCGACGACCAGACCGCATCGCTGGAGTTCCCGCATCTGACCACTGCTCAACTGGAGCTGTGGCGGACGCACATGCGCGCTCTGCAGCCGGGAGAGAAGAAGCTCCTCGGGCGGATCAGGCGGAACCTGCTCAAACAGCGAGCGGCGGTGTTGGCCGCGTTGCGCGGTGATCCACAGGCGCGGAAAAAGCCGAAGCAACAGGACGTCGAGGAAGCGGCGAGTGCCTTCGATTCGCGCGACCTGGCGAACCAGATTCTCCCGCTTGTTGAGGATGCCTACGCGACGGCCAGCGTTGCCGTCGTCGCTGAACTGGCAAAGCTCGGCATCGAGTCCAGCGTCGCGAAGGACATTCTCGAGACCAACATCCCACAGTTGGCGTCGAGCTACCGCGAGAAGCGCATGGGAATCACGGTCGAGATCGGCGACCACATCCGCGAAGCCGTTGGCAAGACGTTGGCCCAAGGCTACGCGAGCGGCGAAGGGCTGTCGGAGCTGGTGTCGAGGATCCAGCGCGTGTTCAACGCGGGCGCGCAAAGAGCCAGGACGATCGCGCGGACCGAGATCAACTCGGCCAACAACAACGCCCGACACGAGATCATGAAGGACGCCGGGGTCGCGCGGAAAAGCTGGTTAACCGCAGCGGATGAGCACGTCCGCGAGAGCCATGTCACAGCCGGGCAGGAGGGCATCATCCCCTTCGCACAAAAGTTCTCAAACGGCCTCGATGCGCCGCACGATCCGAATGGTCCAGCAAGCGAAATCATTTCTTGTCGTTGTGTCGCGCTAGCTCACGCACCAGAGTGACGGAGGAAAGCCATGCAATCTCAAGTCGTCAGATCATTCCTCGGCAGAACCGAACGCGGTCCCCTTGGGCTCTTTGGGCTCGACGCTCCGAGTGGTGGCGACCGTCGCTCGCTGAAGCGAGACCTCGACGACGGGCGGCGCATCTTGCTCCGCAGACCGGGCGTTGCCGAGATCCGCGCAATCGACAAGAAATCGCGCGAGGTCGAGATCGTCGCGTCGACATCCGGCGTCAAGCGCGACGGCAACGCGATCTACCACTCGGACGCCGCGTGGGACTTCACCAACTTCGCGAAGGTGCCGGCGATGCTGTGGTCACATGACTACGGCTCGGCATTCGCGCCGCCGGGCTTGCCCACTGGATTCTGGAGATCGTGGGGCATCGAAAAGTACAAGGGCTCGAAGGCTCTCTGTATGCGCGGCTACCTCGAGGACGACGAGTTTCCCGAAAAGATCTGGCGCCGGATCCAGAGCGGCTCGATCCGTGCCGTCTCGATCGGCTGGAACCCGCTCAAGTTCGAGGAGTTGCTCGACGACACCGGCCAGCAGGCGGGCTGGGTCTTCACGCTGAACGAGCTCTACGAGTGCTCGTGGGTCGTCATCGGCGCCGACCCGGATGCGGGCGTGCGTAACTCTCTCCAGGCCTACGAGGGTCTGACCGAGCAAGAGCTCGATGCGTTCAATGGACGTCGGGTGCACGAGTTTTCGAGAGGCGTGGCCTACGTCCTCGACCACCGCGAAGCCCCGACCGAGCTCGTGCGCTCGCTTCGCACGAAGAGTGGAGTCGCACTCATGGACATGGAAGCACTGTCGATGGACGAGTCACCGTCGGTTGTTCAAGCGGAAGCGGTACCGGTCGAGCCCGCGGTCTATCCGGTCGCACCCCGGGAGCCCGAGACTCCCGAGCAGCCTGAACTCGCGCCAGCAACGCCCGTTGTGCCGGAGCCTGCCGAGGAGCCGGTTCCGACTGCTCCGGATCCGGGGCAGGCCACAGCGGCGCTCGTCCCCGAGATTCGCATCGGCAAGAAGATGGCCGGCCAGCGACTCAAGGAACTAAAGGGCTACCGCGCCTCGCTGATCTCTGTGACCGAGGGAATCAGCGCGCTCATCGCGCAGCTTGAGGGCCAGGCCGAGGAGCCCGCTGCTGAGTCGGAGACTGCAGCCGCCACGGCACCGCTCGACCTGAGTGCACTACGGTTCCTCGCCGACGCATTGGCCGACGAAGTGTCGCCACAGAAGCAGTACGTGGCCGAACTTTTTGGCGACCTACTCTCAAAGGCTGACGAACTTCGTGCTATCGTCGCTCCGTCTTCCGCGGCCAGCGACGCCTAAGGGCTGTCACGCTGCGTCAAGCGGCATCTCACCTTCACTTCACACGACACGTTCACGCTCCGGTCCTCGCTTGAGGACAGACTGGAGTGTCAGTCGTGGAAACGAAGATTCCGGCGCAGACCCATCCGGGCGAAGCGCCAATGCTCAACATCGACCAGAATTCCGAACTTCACAAGATCCGCGATGCCCTCGAGCTAGTCCTCGAGGGACACAGGGATTTCAAGCGCGAGATCCCGAACCTCGTGACCCAAGAGTCGCTGCAGAAGTTCACTCCCCAGGTCGAGAACATGGGTCGCAAGCTCGATGAGATCGAGCTTCGCGTCAAGTGGCTCGACGAGCACCAGCCGCGGGGCGGGAAAACCTACACTGCCGATCCGTTCGGCAACTGCGAGTCCGCTCGTGAGGGCCGCCTCCGCTCGATGGGCAAGTGGTTCTCGGTGGCTGCTGCCGCCGAGGAAGGTGCGCGCAACCTGCCCGATGGCTACGAGTACCGCGCCGCGACGGCCGGCACCGATACCGCCGGCGGTGTGTACGCCCCGATCGAGACGATCAACGACACCATCCGCATCATCAAGGAGCAGTCGATCGCGCGCCAGCGCGCGCGGAACATCTCCGCTCCCGGTCAGCGGCAGGTCGAGGTCCCGACCGTGGTCACGGGCCTGACCGCCGAGTTCCCGGGAGAGGGTACAGCTCCGACTGGTTCGGATGTCGTCTACTCCTCGAAGTCCGCCAGCAGGCTCACTCTCGACGAGTGCGTCGTCTACACGTCCGTGTCTCAGCAGCTCCGCGGTGCCGCGCTGGAGAGCTTCGAGCCGGTCCTCGCCGAGTTGTTCGCCGAGGCCATCGCGGCCAAGGAGAACGCGGCGCTGTTCTCGATGACTACTCCCTTCACCGGCATCGTCCAGACCACGAGTATTGGCAACTGGAACGAGGGCGGCTCTGCCACCTCGGGCAAGACGCACTACTCCGCGGTGTCGTTTGCCGACATCGTCAACACCATCAATCAGGTCGCGTCGAACTGTCGCGGCAACGCCGAGTGGGTGATGCATCCGGACATCTTCATCTATCCGATGCTGCTCACCGACACCGCGGGAAACCCGATCTACGGCACGAACTACGCCGACGGGTTCTTCACTCACCCGGTGCCGAGTCCGATCACCGCGGCTCCGGCCCGGCTGCTCGGAAAGCCCTGCTGGTTCTCGGAGCAGATGCCGAACTCCAACGCCGTGTCGAGGATCTTTGCGATTGTCGGCGACATGAAGAAGGCCGTGTTTGTCGACGGCCTGAACATGGGCCTACGCTTCGACGACAGCGTGCTCTTCAAGGAGCGCATGCGCGCTATCATGTTCTTCGAGATGTTCGCCTCGAAGGTCATGGTCGCGTCCGCCTTTGCCGGCATTAAGACAGCCGCGAGCTGATCGTCGCCAGGTAACGCAACAGCCGGGAGGGGCGTCCCATGTGCCCCTCCCGGACTCACCTTCACAGGAGACAAGTATGGCTCAAGTTCGCATCACCGGTCGCGTCTACACCATCGAGGGCTGGGTCAAGCCCGGCCCTCGGGCGTCGTTCGTCGACCGCGACCTCCCGCAAGCAGAGGCCGAGCGCCTGGTCGGGATGTTCCCCGATAAGGTGGAGTTCGTCTCCCCCGACGACGAGAAGCGCGACAGCTTCCCGCGCAAGGGAATGGATCGCTCCATCAAGTCCGCGATGACGCGGTGAGTCCGGTGCGCCTGCACTGGGCGATGCTCAACACCGACGCCGACGCGGCCGGGAATTCATTGGGCTACCGGACGGCGTCCGTTGCCTTGCGCGACGCTGTGGCTGCGGCCGGCGTCGAGGTCACCAACGACGCCGACACTGCGCTGCACTTCTGCCACCCGGCGAACTTCGAGCCGATCCCGGGCAAGGTCAACTACCTCTTCACGATGTACGAGGCGATGCCAGTACCGCCTGAGTTCGAGCGCGGGTTCGCCGAGGCCGACCACGTCATCACGCCGTCGAAGTTCTGCCTCGACCTCTTTGCCCCTGCCCTGAAGGCCACGCGCAAGCGCTGCTCCGTTGTCCCGCTGGGCTTCGACCCGAAGCTGTGGACCTATGAGCTACGACGTCCACCTCGGGATGAGGGTCTGCGGGGACCGTTCGTGTTCCTGCACTGCGGCGCACCAAATGCCCGCAAGGGTGCGATCCGCCTCGCGAACGCATGGAAGCTCGCAGGGTTCGCCCAGTGCGACGACCTGCTGCTCTACTTGAAGACCACCGATGAGAATGGTCTGGGCAAGATGGTGAAGCTCGGCAACACGATCTTCGACAGCCGGAAGCTCCCCCGCCACGACCTGGTCACGCTCTTTCACGAGGCGCACTGCGCGGTTCTGCCGAGCACCGGTGAGGGCTGGGGTCTCATCATGCAAGAGGCACTCGCGACCGGCCTGCCGCTCATCACCACGAAGTACGGCGGGCAGTTGGACTTCCTCGACGAGAGCGTGTGCTCCTTCGTGACGCACACCTTCGACGAGACGACGGATATCTTGGGGTGGACGCATCGTGAGGCATTCGCCGACGTCGGGTCACTCGGGCGGAAGATGCTCGACGTGTACCGGAACTATCCCAGGGCATTGGCGAAGGGCGCACGGGGGGCGCTGCGCATGCACTCGGCATGGACATGGAAGCACGCCGGCGAGAAGCTACGCTCTGTCCTTGAGCAGCTCGAACGCAAGGCCGCGGCGTAGATTCCGCCACTGTTGGCGCGTTTCGCGCTGAACCGCGCGCAACATCTTGCGCGTTCAGGAGTATCATCGGACGTGCGCACATTGGTTCTGTTGATGCCGCCGGATGGATGCGACGCAATCGACGCAGAGACGGCGATGATTCAGCTCGAGCAGCTGGCCAAGAGGGGGCTCGATGTGGAGACGATCATATTGGCGCCTGGCTGGACTCGCGAAGTGTACCGAGACGACGAAGTTATCGTCATGCTAAAGGATCACGACGCATGAGTACTCACGTCGAAGTCGCGCTCACCGCTCCGCTTCCCGCGTCTGGGACGATGGAATTTACCGACGTAGGCCACGTCAGGGTGTCGTTCGACATCGACCTCGCGGGCGAGGTCTACCGCGCGATCCTGACCAAGAAGGCGCCCGACTTCGCGAAACTGACACAAGAGTCGATTGCGGCAGTTGTCGCGGCGCTGGTCGCAAAGGTTGGCGCACAGAAGGCCGTGCTCGACGCGCTGGTTAAAGAGACGCAGCATTGAACTTGGCAGCGTGCTCGTGAGTCGCCAGATTATCACCCACTCCGCTTTCGTGGCGCGCATCTTGCGCGTCGCTGAGATCGCCGCGCAGCGTGCCGTGCCTGTCGTGATCGGCGGCGAGACCGGCGTCGGCAAGGAACTTCTCGCTCGGTTCATCCACGAGTCGAGCCCGCGCAAGGATAAGCCATTCGTGGCGATCAACTGCGCCGCCATCCCCCGCGACCTCCTGGAGTCCGAGCTGTTCGGCTACGAGCGCGGAGCGTTCACCGGCGCGACGATGAGGAAGCTCGGCAAGTTCGAGCAGGCCAACGGCGGGACGTTGCTCCTCGATGAAATCGGCGAGATGGAGACGGTCCTGCAGGCGAAGTTGCTCCGGGTGTTGCAGGAGCGGGAACTCGATCGGCTCGGCGGGTCGTCCCCCGTCCCCCTAGACGTGCGCATCATCGCAACCACCAACCGCAACCTGCGTCAGATGGTCGACAACGGCACGTTCCGGGCTGACCTGTACTACCGGATGAACGTCCTATTGCTGACGATCCCGCCGCTGAGAGAACGACGCGACGACATCATCCCACTGGTCGAGCACGTGGTCGGGCAGTTCTCGGCGCGGCCGCTGTCTCTATCACCGGAGGCGAGCATCATGCTCCGTCAACATCCGTGGCCGGGGAACGTCCGCGAACTCGAGAACGTGATCCATCGGGCAGTACTACTGTGCGCCGGCGACGTGATCGAAGGGCAGGACATCCAGCTCGAGCTGGTGCCTGAGGAGTTCCGCGCACTGGGTTCGCTTGCTGGGTTGACGCTCGCAGAGGTCGAGCGGCGACTGGTCGAGGACACGCTGATCGCGACGGGCGGCAATCGCATCGCGGCGGCAAAGATGATGGCAATCGGGGAGCGCACGATCCGCAATAAGCTCGCGATCTACGGAGGAGATAGAGACGATGGTCGCTGACCAACAGCGAGCGCAGGCCCCGTCCTTTAGGGCGGGGTAAGCGAGCCATAAATGCGTCAACGCCTACAGCCCACGACGGACGAAGCCGAAGCACTTCTGGAGCATGCTGCTCAGGCACGCTTCGTCTGGAATCTCGCCCTTGAGCAGGCGAACCAGTACCGCCACGATCGTGGTCCGACGCCAGGATGGGCTGCGCAATGCCGCCAACTCGTGCAACTTCGGGCGGAGCACAACTGGATTGGTACGGGATCGTCAAGCATTCAGCAGCAGGCGCTCAAAGACCTGGCGCAGGCGTTCATTAACTGGTGGAAACGTCCGGGCCACTTTGGGCGTCCGACTTGGCGAAAGCGTGGGCAGCACGAAGGCTTCCGCGTCGTGAACGTCACCGAGAGGTCAGTCGAGATTCTGCACCGGAGGGCGGCCACCGTCTTCGTTCCCAAGGTTGGTCGAGTACGCTTTCGAATCACACGACCGGTGCCGCTCGGCATCAAGTCGTATCGCATCCGACGGGACGCGGCGGGTCGCTGGTGGCTGGCGTTCGCGGTCAAGCCGCAGGCGCTCACGAGAGGCGAAGGCGAGGTCGGTATCGACCGTGGCGTCGCACGGTCGCTAGCATTCTCCGACGGGACGTTTAGTCAGACACCGTCGCTGTCGTTGCCCGAACGGCGCCACCTGTTGCGCCTACAGCGCAAACTCGCGCGGCGGGTGAAGGGCAGTGTCCGTCGTGGCCGGGTCAAGCTCGCCATCGCTCGGCTGCGGGCGCGCGAGTCGGACCGCGCAAAAGACTGGGTCGAGAAGCAGACGACGCGGATCGTCCGCGCGTCGCGTCTCGTGGTGATCGAGAAGCTTCAGATTCGGAACATGGTGCGTAGCGTCAAGGGCTCCATCGAGGAGCCCGGCAAGAACGTCCGCCAGAAGGCGGGCCTGAGCCGTGTGATCCTGGCGCAGCGCTGGGGCTTGTTTGCCAGGCGCCTACGAGAGAAGTCGGAACTAGCCGGTGTTGAGCTGATCGAAGTCAACCCGGCGTACACGTCGCAGCAGTGCTATGCGTGCGGCCACACGGCACCGGAAAATCGCGAGAGCCAAGCGAAATTCAGATGCCAATCGTGTGGCCGCTCAGCGAACGCAGACACCAACGCGGCG